ATTCTCCTTTTTTGCAAGAACTCTTTAAATTCTTGTTCTACGTTATCAAGGCCTTTTAATTGACCCATCATATACTTATAATTAGTATAGTCTGTAGCAGCGTCTGTCAATACAACATCGTGCACTGCTTTTTTATTATTCTTAATTATTCTGTTTAGTTCTTCTATTAATTCTATTGGATCCATATATTATTTCTTTTTAGAAATCATTCCTTTTATACCAGGTGCCGCCCTAACCCCCAGACTGACACTGCAGGCTAAATATAATAAATGAGTATAATACTCTGGTAAATTTTCCAAAATTTGAAACCCACGCTCTATGTGTGGTTGCATGAAAGGTAAGAAGGCACAAATTGCAGGAACCATTAAGGCTAATAAAACAAATTCGTCTTTCCAGCTGCCTTTCATCTGATCAACAGCACTTTGCTCCCATTTTATTTTGCCTGCGGCTATGTCTTCATTTCTTTTTTTCTCGGCTTCAATTTGAGCTATCTTAACTTCACCTTTTAATTTTTTTGTCTGAATAAATCCTTTAACGGAGTCTGTTACGACTCCGAGTAAAGGTTTAGCGAGTAGTTGCCACATAGTTTAGGCTCCACCCATTTTCCAAAGAACAGCTAAAACGATTCCACATACGATACCAGCTTTAATCCAGTCTTTCATATTCCAATCGTTCCATTCCTTTAGCCATCCAATAACATCTTTTAATAGTTTCATGTTATCCTCCTTAAAACTTTTGATTATTTATATTTGACGGTGTTCTTAACACCTTTGTGGCCTTGAGTGACAGTTTCAACATCACCGCCATCTTTGTACATCATGCCTCCGCCCATCATGCCTGGCACTTGTATTTCTTGAGGCATTCTGATTACTTCATCAACTTTGATGTCGCCACCTTTGTTATAACCCATTATCTTTTTAGCAACGTCAGGTCTTTTTGAGGCCAACGCATTCATGCCTTTAGAAGGGTATTTTCCATTTTTTTTCATCTTTGTCTCCTTAGTGTAAAGTTCTATCGGCATCACCGAAAGTCTGTCTCATAACTTCTAGTAAAAGACTTGTTGCTATCTCTTCACCTAGAGCTTGAGTATATAGTATTTTTGTGGCATTTAAAAATGCATTTGCAATAAAAATTGTGTCTTCATCAGACTCAGAATGCTCTTTAGTTATTTTATTAGCCTCCTGCAACACTTTTTGCGTTAATTTACTGATTTTAGCAGTGTCCATTAACAATTCCATTTTCTTAATGATTTGTTAATTCTTGAATTAGGATCTTTAGCTGTTTTAGCTGATGTTAATTTTTTCTTCATACCTGACATTCTAGCACAAAAAGATTTTCTTCTACTAGCAGCTTTTGAGCCTGGTTTTAACTTAGAAGGTTTGGTTGTTACTGCTGTTTTAAGTTTTGAACCTGGATTAGCTGCTCTATAAGAAGCTACACCTTTTTTATTCAATCCTCCTGATTTACTTTTACCTTCTTTACGTTGCCATGCCGCAGTTTTTGCCATTATGCTACCTTTTTATTTTTTTTCTTTGCAAAGGTCGCAACGTTAGTTGGTTTTCCACCTGGATTACCTGCTGCTCTTTTTCTTCTAACTGCTGATTTTCTTTGACTGTCTGTCATGCTTGCGGCTTTTGATGCGGGGACACATTTAGGGTAGCCACTTCTTTTCTCACCTTTGCTTCTACCACAAGGTTTGAATCCACCACCTTTTTTAGGTGCTCCTATGTCGACCCATTTGTCTTTTACCCATTTACGAAGACCGTTTTTTGCCATTCTTTTTACCAATAACCGATTTTAAAGTTTTAGCTTGACCCGCATGTAATTTAGATGCTTTGTTAAGTCCTTTAATAACTTTTTTTACTTTATTTTTATTTTTTGGTTTAAGCATAACTAGTTGACTTTCTTTTTCCTTCCATTACAGCTCCACACCCTCTGGCAACACCGCCATTATTCATATGTGATACTTTTTTTCTAGATTGCGATAGTTTATTTCCATCTCCAATCATTCCACCACTAGCTTTTTTATTTTTCTTGCCTCCTGGTGTAATCTTTCCACTACAAACCCCGCTTGCATACATATTAGCATAAGCGCTAGGGTAGACATCGAATTTGGCCTTGGCTGCCGCTTTTCCTCTTGCACATAATTTGCCCATTTTAATTATCTCCTCTTTTTTTAGTGTCTCTGTCTTTGTCTGCTTTGTCTAAAGCAACGTTTGCACGTAATTGTGCAATGTCTTCTTGACTTTCTATCTTTTCTCTAGCTAATTTATCAGTTTGCATTAGTTTTTTCTCATCCAAAGCTTGTTTTTCGCCCATTGCTTGTGCTTTTAACTCTAAATCGTCCTTTCTAAGGTTAATTTCTTGTTGTTTTAAGTCCACAAGTGGATCAGAACTAGAAGTATCCATCATTTCTTGCTCTTCTGCAACCATTTGTTCTATAATTTCAGCTATTTTTACTGCAACACCACTTTCGGTACGTTGTGAAAGCTCTTGTTGTTGCTCTGGAGTCATTTGACCTCCTGTTTGTGCCATAATTTGCTCCATTTCAGGTGCTATTTCTTGTTCTACAATCATTCTAGCCATAAAACTAACGTGTTCCGTAATATGTGCTTGTAAAATTGTCATTGTTGCAGGATTATTTTTAACTAATTCTGATGACATAAAGGCTCTGTGTGCTCTTATGTGAGCAGAATGATCTTGTTCAGGGAAAGGAATAGGTGGCATACCGTTTAAAGTTCCTGCATTTTCAATTGCAGGATCTTGTGCCTGTGGTTCTTGAGGTGCTGGTAATAATTTTTCTATATTTTGTACACCTAAAGCAGAATACATTCTTGAATATGCTTCTCTTAAATCATGCATCTCAGGATTTGATTGAGCTAATTGTAATTGAGATTGAGCAAGAGTTACTCTTTGTGCCATAGAAAAGATGTTTGGATCTGAAACAGGTATAACATCTACTCTTTCATCAAAGTCTGCTTTTTTAACTGATTGTTCTCCACCTGATACCATGTAAGGATAATTTTCAGGTAGATAATCAGCAAAAACTTTTGCTAATAATTTAAATTCTGTTTTTTGTGCATAGTGCAATCTTTTATGAATAGCTGACATAACTTTCATGCCACGCTCTAAGATGGCCATAGTTGTTCCAACAGGCTGTTGCTGACTACCAGCATTCTCACCCATCATCATATCTGCTACACCAGCAAATCTTCTTCCTGCATCTACAACAAAACCTAATAATTGAAATAACGTTGCACTAGGTTCTTTGTAAGGTAATGGCATAAGTGACTCACGTAAATTACCCCCAGGTGCATCTACATCTCTCCATTCGCCAGGATTGATTGCTTCATCATCATCTCTAATTCTTAAACCTCTAGCTTTAAAACCAGCAGGTAAGTTAGATAAAGTTCCAGCATCTACCAATTGACGTAGAGCTGCAGTTGCGGTTCTTGATAAACCACCTAACATGTGAATTAAACCAAAGCCATAGAATCCTAGGCCAGGTAAGAATTTAAAATGTGTGAAATACTCTTTCTTTTTACGTAGAGGATCACCTTGATTCCAGTTTCGATATATAGATAAAATTTGACCAGAGTCCTCATCAAGAGTTACAATATAAGGCAACATAATTCCTGTTTTTTTATTGTCAGCGCCCATGTCCTCAAAACCTGGTAAATCTAAATCAACATGCATTTCTAAAACATTGTGCTCTTCTTCTGCAAAAGAAATTTGTTCTACTCCAGATAGCTCATCTTGTTTTTCTTTTATGTCTGAAGGATTTGCCGTGCTTGGTGAAAGCTCTACATCTCTATAAAAACCAGAAACTTGATTCTTTCTTAAATCATTGTGTTTCATTTTAACAACGTGAGTAATTCTACCACAAGATTCTAAGTCAGTGATAAAATATGGAACGACCAAATCTTCTGCTGGTACAAATTTAGATACCGCTCTTTCTAATGTACCGTCATAATAAACTTTTTTAAATGCTGAACCTGCTAGAGGTAAATGAAATAATAACTGATCTAGCTCAGGATCAAATTCTTGCATCTGACAAGTAATCTGATAGTTCATAAATTGTTTAATTCTTTCAGCTTGTTGTTCTACCTCAAGACTAGGTGCTCCCATTATTTCTGTTCTAACGGGACCTCCTGGAGGTAGTAATTCTTTGTATGCTTGTGCTTGAAACTGTGTGACTGCTTCTGCAAGTAGTGGATGTGTTACACCTGCAGCTCCTGCAAAAGGTTTTGATCTTTCTTCGTATTTAAATCCAAGAAGATCTAATCCGTCTTTGTATGTCTTTTCCCAATCGGATCTAGAACTTTTATCGTCTTCAAAGTTTTTTTGTAAATCAGAAGATAATTTATCTAATAAATCATCTTCCATAAATTCTGCTATGTTCGCAAAATAGTCCCCTTCAGATTGTTTTTTATTAGGATCAAAATCTAAAGTGACCCCTCCATCTTCTTCTTCAATAATTTCATATCCTTTACTGGTGTTCTCAGGCTCTGTTAATTGTATTTCTTCTCCTACACCCTCTACTTCAAGTGCATTATTAGCATTGGGAGATATATCTATTGCTGTATTTTGTATTCGTTTTTCTACCATCTACTGGCTCCTATAGGCGACAGTAACTCATTAACAGAAACTATCGGTGTGTATAATATACTTTTTTTCACAAGACCTCCATCTTTTTTATACGCTTTATATGGGAACAACATGTCAGGTGTCAATTCAATCATAAAAGTATCTACTCCCTCTCCTGCCATACCAAATGTCACTTTTCCCACCTCTACTTTAGAACTTTTTGCATTTGCTATTTTATTTAAACTTTCTTCCACATTACCTGTAAAGTGTGTGCCAGTATGGTCATTTAAGTTTGGACCACCATATTGCATATCATAAGCAACCATTTTACCACTTCTGTTAGGATCATCTGGTGAGAGTTCTACTCCATTACCACCTCTATAAGCTTTGACAGCTTTATTAGGTGCTACACCATAATGAGAAGGTGCATCTCTGTTTACTTGTAAAGCTCCATTTTCATCAAAATAAAATCTTTTCTTAGCTGCATTGTAGACGTCATTTTTAATTATAGCGTCTACCCAATCCTTTTGATCTTTAAAAGGTATGTTAGGAAATAATTCTCTAGCATCTATATTATCAATAGAAGCATTTATTGTAGCTAATGCCTGATCTCTTTTTGTTGCGGCTTCTCCTAATTGTTTAAAACTTTCTTTAGTTAAATCATCAATATCCATTTTAGATATTTTTTCAAATATTTGATCACTTACAACTAATTGATCTAATGATTTTTTAAGTTGTTGATATGTAGCAGGCATAGGTCTAAAAACATTTTCTAATTTTTTATAAAGTAGTTCTAATCCTTCGTTTCTTCCTATTTGTTGATTTTGACTTCGATTTATAAATTGTCTAATCTCTTGCTTTAAGTTTGATTTTAGAGAAGCGGCTTTTTGCAGAAAGTCTGACTGTATTTCATCTGCTACATTTACAACAATATCTCTGTTGTTTAATTTTGCAATTCGATTACTACCCAATGACCAACCTATGACATATGGTTCTCCATCTAATTTATTTTCTTGCGTCATAAAATCGTCACTACTTCTGACTTCACGCATGTTTCTATGACCTTCATACCTACTTATCTCAGAAGGTAGAGATCCTATGTCTCCTCTAATGTCTTTAGAGTCTAGCCACAATACTCTTTCTGTTCTTGAACCACCAATATAATCATCTTG